ATAAATTTAGGCACACGCTGCACGCGATGCCGAGTATTGCACACGAAAGGATAAGTCGCATCCCAAAGCCGTATCGTGATCTTGCCGCCACTCGATGACGTGCAGTTCTTAATCTTGATCTCTTTGGTCGGTGGCCGGCCAGCATACCAGTAATTGTCATACTGCCCAAACTCTAACAAGCCATCGGCAAGCGAGTCTTGCAGCGTCCAGCCGTTAATACTGCCCTTGACCGTAACCGATCCGCGTACCTTGCAGTTACTAAATGTATATTGTTCACCGCGCACGCAATCAATTGCATCCTCCTGCGAGCCGTCTGGGATATCCAGATCGACCACGTTCAGCACATTCACGTCTGAGCATTTGAACAGATCGTCGTAGTCCGAAGGAACAGCCGGAGCTTGCCAGTTATCTGGCCCGATAATGCGCCCATCATATTCTGGGCCGCAGTAGCTTTTCCAGTTCGTGTCCTTCGTGCCACTCATGCTATTCGCCCTTGAGTTCTTCTTTTGGTTTGAGTGCCTCCGCGATCTGCTCCGCACACTTGCGAATCAGTTCGTGCTGCTCGGCATTTAGCGGAGCCATGCGTGCTGCGTTATAGAGGTTATTGAGTGCCTGATCTAGTGTCATGTTGTTCATGTTGTATTTTATTGTTAGACGTTACGTTTGATAATCCATGCGGTAGCTGCCGAAATCACCGCCGCTAAAATTGCCACCTTCCCTTTAAGCTCGTTCTTAAAACTTTCAAGCATTGTCACGCGACCGTTTGTTTTGATGCACTGCTGCAACACTTGCTCAAGCATCTTATCTTGAGCGTCCATCCTTGTCAGAATCGAGGACAACTGGGCATTCACACTTAATGGGTCGTAGCTCATTTGCGTTTATTCATTAGGTCAAACAAAGCCTTTATTTTTTCTTCCACCACCGCCACCCGCAAATCCAGCTTACTAAGCACGATGATGAGCGTGATGACACCAAGTAGCAGAGGCCAAGCCTTCATGATTAAATCGAGTGCTGTCATTTGGCTTCTAGGGCGGCGAGGCGTTTGCGAAGGGATTGCAGCTCGGCTACGAGGTTGGCGATGACTTCTGATGTGCTGGCTTGCATGGACTGATAGACTGGCTTGCCATCAGCATCCACAGCATCCTTTTCACCGCTCACCGACAATGGCGATACTTCAGCAAATTCGTGGGCAAGGAAACCAACGCCTTTATCGCCAGTGTCCCAATCAAACGTGCGAGGCTTCAGAGCGTCAATGAACGTGCCGCTGCCAGTAAGGTCTTTGACATTTGATTTGCGGCGATAATCGGATGTGGTGTTATATAAAACTGCAGATGTTCCGCTTTGCGTAATCGAACCAATCAGACCGCTTGCGTAGTTAAATGTCGCGTAGTAATTGCCAGTTGCTGTTCCAGTATCATGCCCAATAAAAACGCCACCCAAAGTACCAGAAGTATTACAAAGCTGAACTCCTGTTGCTGGTGAAGCAGATGCCGTCGTCGTCCCCACCAGCAGATTGCCGCTGATGTCGATGATAGCTCTCGTGACATTGTTTGTAACAAATTCAATTGGATATGCGTTTTCAGTCACTAATGCCAAAGCATAAGGAAGTGTAACGCTGCCTAAATTATTTCCTACGCTGTTCTCTCTACCAACATAGGCATTGCCGCCCGTATTAGAAAACGCCATATAACAGCTATTTGTTCCTGTAGTAGAAGTAAGTTTTAAAGCACTTGCCGCAGTTGCCGCTGATATATGCAACAGCGTCGCAGGACTCGTCGTCCCAATGCCGACGTTGCCGCTGCTGTCGATACGCATACGCTCGGTATCAGCACTACTTCCACCACCTTGAGAGAAAGTTATTATGCCCGAGCCAGAAGTTGCGCCGTAACTACGAATACTAGTGGTATTACTACCAAATTGGAATACACCACGATTTGTTTGATGCGCGTTAATTGCTCCGCCAACTACTAAGCAGCCACTAGCCTCTACCGTAGCTGTTGACGATGAGCTTGCCGCAGGACTCGCCGTACCAATGCCGACGTTGCCGCTGCTGTCGATACGCATACGCTCGGCGTCAGATGTACCAAATATTAACGCAGATGCAGCAGCATTATATATGTAAGCATTATTTCTTAAACTTGAATTTGCTGTGGAACTTCCTCCAATACCTACATAAAAATCTGCAGTTGAATTTGGATTTGTAAAACGAATAGAATTATATACCCCTGCACCACTTTTATAAATTTGTAGACTATCTGTAGGACTCGTCGTCCCAATGCCGACGTTGCCGCCTTCGGCAACAAGCATATTTACAGTGCCACTAACATTTTTTATTTGTAGTCCCGAATCAGTAGATGAAACGGTTGCTAAGTAGGCTGAATAACCTCCGCTTTTTCGAATAGCTATTACCTCTGTTCCAGTGCTACTAAAAGTATGAACCGCTGCACCCGCCGTGGCCGACAAAGTCCCTGTGATTGCCGCGCCTGCGGGAGTTAAAACCAGACTATCTGCCGTTTGATAACCAGACGCATATAGCGAACCAAAACGCATTGAAGCATTAGTGCCATCGTAACTAACGCTAATCCTACCTAATGGCGAAGTGCCGTCTTTCCAGATTATATTCTTGTTACCACTTGGCGCACCCCAACCTGTTTGATATACAAGCCAATCTGTTGTGGTTGTTGTTGAATCGGTTCTTGAAATTGTTCCCGTAGCCCCCAACGTCGTAAACGCCCCCGTGCTAGGTGTGGTGGCTCCCACGGTTCCGTTGATGTTTATAGAAGCCGTCCCAGTTAGATTCGTCACCGTGCCGCTGGCTGGCGTGCCGAGGACAGGCGCAGTTAGCGTGGGGCTAGTGAGCGTCTTGTTTGTTAGCGTGTCTGTCGTAGCACGCCCTACCAGCGTATCCGTAGCGTCTGGCAGCGAAAGCGTTCTATCGACGGTCTGCGTGCTGCTCAGCATCGTGCGCGTGTTTGTCGTGCCACCAGCAGCGTTAAACATGATGCGTTTTGTGGCATCAACCGAGTCTTGCACGTTGACGTAGCCGCTCGCGCCCTTGCCTACCAAATGCAGCCCAACGCTGGCGTCCCCGCCTGTGGCTGAGATGTGGACGGCGTTGCCTGTTGAAGCATTCTCAATCGTCACTTCGTTCACCGCGCTTGCAATCGAGGTCAGCTTCAGCGTCTCGTTTCCATTCGCGTCATTGATTTGGGCAATCACTGGGGTCGTGATTGTTGGCGAGCCTGACAGCACTACGTTGGTTGTGCCTGTGGAGGTCGTGACTCCTGTGCCGCCGTTGGCAACTGGTAAGGTTCCTGTCACGCCTGTTGTAAGCGGTAGACCTGTCGCGTTTGTTAGCGTAGCCGATGACGGCGTGCCAAGTGCTGGCGTAACTAAAGTCGGCGAGGTCGAGAAAACTAAATTGGTCGAGGTCGTGCCAGTCGCACCCGCAGCCGTGAAGCCTGATATATTATTAAACGCCGCGATCCCTGCGCTGGTCGCGTTCGTGCCGCCTAGTGCAACGGTGACTGGAGCCGTGAGCGAGAACACTGTGCCAGTGAGCGTAAGCCCAGTCGAAGCCGTGTATGATCCCGCGCCGCTAAACTGTGACCAAGGTAATGCCGTAGTGCCGAGCGTGCCGCCAGCGTTTGCGGTGCAGACGTAGCCTGTGTCGGCGTTGACCGTTCCTGTCTCGATGAACGTGAAAGCCGAGGTCAGCTCGTCCCAAGTGTCCGCGTCGGTCGTGCGCGTCCATGCGCCAGCAGCGCAAAGGTAAATGCCGTTATTCTGGCTGAGCGTTTGATTCTTAACCAGCACGCGATCAGCGGCGATGACCGAGATGCCGTCGATGGTCTGCGTCCCGCTCAGCGTGATATTCGCCGTTGTCGCAGCGATGCAACTTGCCTTCGCGTCTAGACCCTGTGCGACGGTGTCGACATATAATTTATTCGCAATGTCAGTCGATGCGCTCGGCGTGCCAGAGATCGTTCCCGCCGTGACCGCTAGATTTGCAATCGTGCCGAGCGAGGTCAGCGACGATGCCGTCACGCCTGACGCCAGCGTGTTGCCGGTAAGCGTGCCAGCCGGAGCAATAACCGCCGCAGTCGTGATCGATGTCGTCAAGCCCTTGGCGTTGATCGTTACTACTGGGATAGCCGTTGAACCGCCTGTCGTCCCTGCTGTTGCTACGGTTGCAAGCGTTCCTGCCGCCGTGACGTTAGCCGTGCCATCGAAGCTCGGTGAGGTATAGGCCAGATCGCCTGTGATCGCAATCGTGCGACCAGTCGCAAGAGCCGTTGCGGTTGCCGCGTTACCAGTCGTGCTGCCGGACGATCCGCTGACGTTGCCTGTTACGTTACCTGTGAGAGCCGCTGAAATTGTTCCTGCGCTAAAGTTGCCGGACGCATCACGAGCAACGATTGCGGATGCGGTATTTGCGCTTGCCGCCGTTGTAGCTGAATTGCTGACTTTCGATGCCGTCGAGATCGTAGCAAGTTTTGTATCTACGATGGCCGCGCTTGCGCTGATGTCTGCATTTACGATGCTCGTTGCTAAATTTAATTTACTGTAAGCAATCGCTGCGCTTGCGTTTACGTCTGCGTTCACGATTACACCGCTGCCAATCGCGGTCACGAAACTGCCTGTGCCGCTGCCGGTAACATCGCCTGTCAGCGTGATCGTCTGGTCGCCAGTATTTGTCCCGCTCAAATTTGAGCCGGTTACAGAACCACTTGCAGCAACGCTCGTCGGCGTAATCGCTCCAAGCGTCAGACTGATCGCCGGAGTCGTGGTTGAAGTCGCTACGGTTCCAGACACGCCGTTAGCCGTGCTAACAGAAACCGATGTGACCGTGCCGCCAGCATCAGCAACGAAGCTAACATTGGTTCCGTCGCTTTGCAGATTCTTGCCACTTGCACCAACTTGACTGGGCAACAAAGCATTTAGCGCAGCTTGCGCCGTGATCTGACCTGTGCCGCCTTTCGCAATCGTTACCGTGTCCGAGAGAGTAGAACCAGCAGCCGTCACCGTGATGTTCGCGGTTCCATTAAAGCTAACTCCGTTTATATTTCTGGCAGTCTGCAACGCGGTAGCAGTCGCCGCATTGCCGGTGATATTTGTTTGGTCGCCTGTATTCGTGCCGCTGAGATTCGACCCAGTCACCGCGCCAGTCGCTGAAATTGTTGACGTTGCGCTAATCGTAGTCGCTGCAACCGTCGAAGGGTTGCTCGCTCCGAGCGCAGTGTTCGTGATACCGACCGCGCTATAATCCGTGGAAACTCCGACGACGGAACCGACGCGACCGAACACGCTCGAAACCTTATCAGTGTTATCGACTTTCGTCCAAGTGCTAGTGCCGAAGATCGCCCAGTCCCCAATTTCCCAGTCGGTTACACCGTTGAGATTCGTTGAACCCGCAACGCTGACGATATAGAAAAAGCCAGTCGTGCCGACGCTCGATGTGAGTGTCGGTGTGTTTGTCGATGCGTTCCAAGAGCCTTGAAAGTTCACGCCGCCGGTTGCCGTAACCGTAATCGAGCCAGCACCATTCGTGATAGATATACCGTTACCAGCAGTCAGGGTCGACTTGACGTAATCTTGACCGTTACCGATAAGAGTTTCTCCATTGCTTGGAGTTCCAGTAAGTTCTGTGATCGAAGTGATGCCAGCACCAACGCCGCCCTTCGATGAGTTGAGCGTCCACGCCGTCGAGTTCATCGTCGGCTTTTCCGTCGTTGTCTCGTTCGCGATAAAGCTGTTGCCGTTAATCGAGACGAGATCGAGCTTGTTATACGTCTCGCCGATCTGCCACTTGCCGCGAGGATTCAAGCTCGCTGGCTCCGCAAATTCTTTCCGCAGTTGGTCGATTTGATTCGCTCGCGGGAAACGTGAAAGCTCATCGAGGACGATCTCTTTGACCGCTGAAGGTAAAGCAATCGCAGCCTCTGCGATCCGTGCCTCTGCCTTGATCAGCAGTCGATCATTCTCCGCACGCTCGTTCATCAGCACCGAATACTTCTGCGCGGTCGTGTCCTCTAAGCTAACTGCTAGTTCCGCAATCTTTTGCTTGAGCGAGTTGCCAAGGATAGCGTGTTCGCTCTGTGATGCGGTCAGTAAATAAGCCTGTAACTCCTCGCGCATCGCTGGCTCGATCTCATTTAGATTACGCTCGATCTCGACGGAGAGATGCGTGCGAAGCTCCGGCAACGACTCAACGAGTTTGCGTAGCTCAACGCGCTGGATGATTGCCAGTTCGATTAGGTTGTCGATTTGGGTCTGCGTGTGAATCATGTTATTTATTTCCCAGCTTTAGGATGCTTCTCTGGCAATTCGTATTCTTTTTTAGTTAGTTCGATAATTGATTTCTCACCTATGATACTAGCCTTGATTTCATCGACTTGCAGATTCTGTTTCCTGCGATAATTCTGCACGGCGTCCAGCCACTCCTCTGGTGCTGGTGGTGTGATTGCCGCGAACGTCTGACGCACCTCTGCGGATGCCGCATTGATTTTCTGCGCGTCGGCTTGCTTGTTTAAACGCTCTACGATTGAGGTTGCCCAGACGTAACCCTCGTCGCCGCCCCAGCCGTTCCACGCTTGCCAGCCCTTGCCTTTTTCGTCCCACGTCTCGCCCTGCTTGTCAGCCTCGTGCCGATCAAAAAACGCTTTCATGCGCCGCACCGTGTCCTCGGACTGAGGGCGCTTATTCATCAGATCGCGAGCGCGAGCCAAGCCCACCGAGGTCATGCCGCGTTGTGACGCTGGCTTAGTATCACGCACCTTGAGTGCTTGCCTTGCGTTCTCTGCAATCGCGTTTGTAGGAATGTAAGTGCCGTCAGCGAAGTTGATCGTGACGTGTTCTGATTCAAACGGCTGCAAAGGTAACTCAGCAGGTGTATCCGTGGTTGTAACCTCGACTGGCTTTGCACTTGGTTGTGCGCTTGCGTTCTGCGCGTCTGCCGCTGCCGCCCCCACGTTCTCACCTGCTGCCGCTGCCGCTGCCGGAGTCGATGGAAGTGAGTTGGTAACAAGCCGGATCGAAGTCTCCGGCACTTCGTATTTCGTAGAAAGCTCCTTAACAAAACTTGCCTCGATTGCGATCTGCTCAAGCCGCGAGAAAGCATCTGTGCCTTCTTCAGCCGCGATCTCTTGCAGCGACTTCGCGCCTTGCCGGTTCTCGTTCATGTTCGCCGCCGACTCGCGACCGACATCAATCGAGAGCTTGGCAGGAAAGCGCCACTCGCCCATCGTTGCGCGGCGCAAGGCTTGCACCATTGTCTCGCCAGCCACCAACTTCGGTGGCGCAATCTCGTTGCGTGCAATCGCGTCCAGAATCACCGCGTCCTTGATCGGATCAAGAACCTTATCGACTAGCACGCCTTGATGCCGCGTGAACACGCGATCCGCTGCCGCAAATTCTGCGCGAACGCTTGGGCCTTTGTAGTCTTGCGTTCCGAATAAAACACCTTCCGGCACGCCAACACCGAGCGCGATCTCGTGCATCAAGTGCTGAACAAAGCCAGCAAACGCTTGCGAAGGTCTCGACGGCATCACCTCGATCTTGTCCGCGTTACCGAAATAACGAATCGTCCCGACCTCGCTGAGTTCATTTTTCTGCGCCTGACCACTCGGCAATGTTACTGCCGGACTCGGCTGAAACAAGTTGCGCGGATTCGCCATGCCGCGATCCGTGAATACTAAAGCAGCTTGCTGCGAGGCGAAACGGACACCCGCTTTTTCGGCTTCAAGGATTTCGTAGAGGCTACGCGCCGTCCTGATGGCCGCGTGGAAATCGGTGACTCCTCGATACTGATCGACTCGGAAAGGGTCGAAGTAATGGCAAAACTGCGCCGCTGGAATATCTTCCGCGCCGAAGTAAACGCCGTTTTTATCGACTCTGAAAATGCGGTAAGCAATCGGTTGACCATATTCATTGGTAATAATTCCTTGTGTGTAGTTTTCTGCATCAAGTCCAGAATTGTTTGGGTTGCCAATGCGAGTGCTAGGCACGAGTTGCAACTTGAGTTCCTCGCCTACGCGCCGGATCACGAATCCGCAATCGCCGTCAACTGGACGCTCCTCGGCTGCAAGCTGCACGAGTTTCTTAAACGAATGCCGACCAGTTACATCAGCGCGTTTGCACCATGAGTGAAAGTATTCGCTGATCGTTGCGTTGTAAGCACGGTCACCTGTCGCCGGAGAATACTCATGCGGCGTTAAATAGTTGCCGAACTTGCGACTGACCTCACGCGCCTCCGGCAAATTTTCGACCAGATCGCGTGCTTCCCACATCATTACTATGCGACTGCGCTGCGTTTGACTTGACTCGGACGGCAAGCCCATCGTCTTGGGCTGGTAGATGCGCGAGCTTTGTGATGCGTTATATTCGAACAACGCCTTGCTCACGCGAGCCTCTAAACGCTTCAACGACCATTGCGGCGCGACATTATCCAGCGCACGCTCAATCCAAGGACGATTTTGCAGGACTTTTGAAGCGTCGAAGTTTTCCATGTTTTATAGACCGTTAAAGCTCGCGAAGGTAACTGTATCGGTGCTTCCGTTGCCTACGTCAATAGCGCCCTGCAACTGACCTAACATTTCATTGAGGCGACCTAAGTCGGCACGAGACACGCTTTTACCGTTCAGCGAGTAGCTCTGATTGAGCAAGCAAGCCTCGATTGCGGAGACCACTTTGGTTTTTAACGCGAGCAAAGTCGCTTGCTCAATACCGATGAAAGGATTGTCGAGTGCCATGCAATAACGCACGGCGTGTCAAATTAGACAGATACTGTTGATGGTGTGAATCGAACGATGCCAGCAATGGTCGCCATGCAGAGCATCGCCGCGCTCGTATCCAGACCGTGATTCGGTGCATTACTTTTGACCTCTCTCCATTCCCAGACGCCTGTCCTGATCTCGATCTTTGACTCGCCGCGCAGATGTTCTAGGTAAAGCGGATTAACATCGTCCGGCAATTCCCAGCGCAGGTCGCCTTTACCTTCCAGCGCGATCTGTAAAACGTCCTTAAAATAATCACCCGACCAGTCATAGTAATAAACGTCGCCGCCTCGATAGTCGCTGATCCGAGGCTCGGAGTGAGGGAAGTTAATCAGCGTCCCGCTGTTCTCGTCGCGCATCGTCCAAGTCTTGCGACCGTGACCACGCATCCCGCGCCAGCCGAACTCAGCGCAATCACGGTCAACCTCTGCTGGTCGATAGCCCCGATCTTGCGTCGTGCAAGCATCCGCGACCTTGTAGCGCATTTGCAGCGCACGCAGTTGATCGCGTGTCTCGACCCGACCGAAGTAAAGCTGCCGGTAACGTGGGCCGGTTGACGAACTGAACGCCCCGATCTCAGCCCACCAGTGATCCTGCTGACGGTCGATTGCCATGAAACGGATGGTTTCGTTTTCGACCGGCTGACCCTGCGCGTAATCCTCGACCTTGTAACCACTTGACTTGATCAGGATGTTCACCGCCTTGCGCTCAACAATCCACGGACGTGCCTCGCGCTTGGTTCTAAACTCAATCTTCATACGCTCGTCACCGTTGCGAAGGTAATTGTTTTCAGCCTCGCAGAACTCCTCGACCAGAAACTGCATCGGTCGCGTGACCAGCGCCTCGATCCTAAAGCTCACGACCTCCTTCGGTGCGTCCTTACGCTGCGAAATGTAATGACCTGTATTGCGCCAGTGCGCTCTGGTCATGTCCGTGTCTGGCTGTTCGTGACCGCAGTTGATGCAACGGAACCGAGCCGAGTCTGCCGCCTTTTTGACATCCCAAGTCTCGTCATCGCGCTGCGCCGTGCGATCCCAGACCACCCCGCCTCGTCGACCGTCCTTCACCAGCGGAGGCTGATCGAAGATAATCGGATGCGGTTGCTTGCACTCTGGGCAAAGCGCGTGCCACTCCTGCTGGTTGCCTGTGCGGTAACTCACGTCCTCGACGTTGCCAGTCTCCGCATCCATGACCGGCGCTTGTGACACGTTGTAAATCTTGGAACGTCCGACCTCCTCAAATTTACTGACGCGAGCGATCGCGTGACCATATACCTCCTGCCACTTCGGTAACCAAATCTCGTCGTTGACCTTGTAACGGATCGACTGCGATTGCTGCGTCGAAAGGTTCGCGGTGTTCATCGTGAGAAAGAAACCACCAAAATAAATGTCGGTCGTCGTTCGCATCGGGCCAACTCGCGGAAGCAATCTTGCGACCGGCTTGCACCTTTCGAGCAATGGATTGAGTCGCGACTTGGCGTGCTTCTCGATCATCTCGTCGGTCTGCATCGTCCACGAGATCGGCCCTGCGTCGTTCGCGATCAACCACGGTATCCAGATGTCAGCAACCAGCGTGCCGCCGATCTGCACCGCTTTTCGGAAATGGACTCGCCGAATTAGCGGGTCTTGCAGCGCGTCGAAGATCGGAATCAACCACGGCGTGATCCGCACGTTGAATGGGCCAGCGGTTGCGTAGGACTCCGGCAGGATGATGTGACGCTTCGCCCAGTCGTAGATCGTCGAACTGTCGCGCTCCGAAAATATATAATGAGAGAGCAGCGCCGTTTGTTTTTTATAGCTCAAGGAAATAAATGTAGTGAGCGTCGATGCGTTTGCTCAAGCCAAAAAAAAGCCCACCAATTAAGGTGAGCTTGGTTTGAATTATTATCTGTCTGTGATTATTTAATCAACTGCGATAACGAACCTATCCATTGACTTGGAATATACCACGCATCCGGCGCTTCGCTACCTCCAAAGCAAATGCCTCCGCTACCATCTATGAATGCTTTCGGGTCATCGAGAACTGTCGTCATTGCGACTCGATCTGTTTTCTTCGCTCCTACTTTTCGTAATTTCTCGGCAGCTTCTTTTATGGTATCGGCCTTAGCCCAATAGCCATAATAACCACCAGTCTGAAGTATATACGTTACTGATTGCGATTTCATTTATTTTTGATCGGTTCAGAGTTAATTCTCTTAGCGATAAAAATACTATACACTATCTATATAAAAAGTAAAGATAATAATTATATAGAGGGTATCACTCGTCATCGTTTAAGTCGCCATCTTGTATGGTTTCCTTGATCGCCTCTGTCTCAAAGTTTGCGATGTTGTTTGCCAGCACCTCCCGAATCTCGTCGTGCATCAGACGACCTTCCGCGCAAATCTCAGCCGCGTTCTTGCCAAGGAAACGCTGGCCGGATTCGACCTCAAGTTTGAGCCGCAGCAGCATATCCATTTTATGCGCCAGCGTTTTCAGCATCGCTCGGACGACCTCGGTTTCGACTACCTCTGCACGTTCGCGTGCGATCTTGAGATCACGAATCTCGATGTCGCGGCGCATCATTTGCGCTTTGAGTTCGGCGAGGGTGTTGTTCGACTTATCGCGTCCGACCAAGTTCTCGTCACGAAACTTCAACCACGCGCCGATGTTCTCCTGCTTGCCATCTGGATGCCGCGCCGGAGCCGTATCGGGAAAGCGTGCGCGTGCTTCGTAAATACCTTTCCGCGAAAGCGTGATTGCTTTGCTGAGTGCAGTTAAGTCCTTCGCCCAAACGCCATCGAGCGACGTGTCCGGCTGCGCTTGATATTCCGAAAGCGCCTTACGCTCGGAGCCAGTCAGCGTCTTGCCAGCCTTGAGCTTTGCCGCAATGTTGGCGACGTTGGCGCGTGCTAGGATTTCTGCGGGAGATTGCGGAGTGTCGGTCATGCTTTTTTATTAGCCGCGTCTAAAATTTTTGGCACGGCATTATTCCAACTAATTCTATGATGAATCCTGCGAATCCTTCGTGAAGTCTTTGAAGCAGGAACTGTGACCTTGGCGAAGGATGGACAGATCATCGTTGTATAAAAACTTTTCACATAAGTTCCACTCGCAAGATAAGCGTCTGACATTCCCCCGCTCGTAGCTTGAGTCAGAGCTTGATCTAATTGAATTTGCGGAACAGATAAAAAGATTCTGCCTCGTTTTCCAGTATCGAGGTATGTGTTAACATCTTCATTAAGACGGCTAAAGAACCAAAAGCGGCGTGTGGTTTTGCAAAAAAAAGAGTTCATGGCTTTACGCTTTCTAAATGGAAATCCACGTTTTTCCATATCTTGACACCCACCAATGCAATCGCCGCCTTGAATAAAACATATTGAATCAATGCGTTGATCTGTTTCCAGAAACTGAATCATCAAAGAAAATATCACATTCAAATTTGTGATTTGTCGTCTCTCAAATAAACCATTTTTATAATATATATTGCGAAAACCAGTGTAATCATCATCTAGCACTAAAAAATAATCGTAGCCTTTTTCGGCTGCAAAATCAAAACAAGCATTGCGAGCGTGTGTCGTTGTCCTGCGGTTTTGGAAATTATCGCACGAATCGACGAGCGAGGCATAATGCAACTTATCGAACACTAAGACCATTTCAGCGCCGTGATTCTTTTGATAATGTTCGAGCGTCTTGTCCTCGTTATCGCAGACAATAAAAATTGGACCTTTATAACCGCATCGACGTAGCGTGCCAAGCGTTACGATCTTATCAGGTCGCCCATGCGATATAATAAAAATGCAAAATGGCTTACTCTGCGTCGTCGTCATCGGCTTTTGTTTCTCCTTCGCCTTGCAATGCGCTTACAATTTCCGTTTTAAATTTTAAGTATCCAAGCTGCATCGCTTTATTAAAGTCGATGATCACGAGGGCTGAGTCTTCCATAAGCGATTGCGTTTCTTTGTCCGCGTGACAATAAAACTCAGCGATCTTGCCATAATCGAAAACAATATGCCGTGAAGCTGCTTTTTTTAAGAATGCTTTGATTTCTTGAGGAGCGTTCGATGCTTCGATCTTCGATAAAAAATCTTCGGCCTTGGTTACATCCAGAAGCTCATTTATAGGTGGCTTCTCTCCTTTCGGTGTATAAATAGGAGCATCAACCTTTTGCGTGTAATCATCGCTAGGCGGTTCTGGAATTAAATCATCGAGATCGGTCTTTTCAAAGCCAAGGTCGTTGAGGTCTTGCCCCGCGGCTGCTAGCGATTTTAAGACATCTGCGAGCTTATCATCCCACTCTGCAAGCTCCGCGCTGCGGTTATCCGCAATCGCGAACGCTGTTGCTTCCACGCCACTTAGTTCAGTTCGCACCGCTGCAATTTCCGTCCAACCAAGTTCTTGCGCCGCAGTCATTGTTCCATTTCCAGCGATTACAATTCCCTTCACGTCCACGACGATCGGTTTCTGCTGACCGAATTTGCGCAGGCTCGCTTTGATCGCGTCGAGGTTTTTGCGGTCGTGTTTTCGCACGTTGGCTGGGTCGAGCGAAAGGTCGGCTATCTTTAGTTTTTCAGTAATCATTAAAAATAAAGTCCTAAGTGTCGTGGTTTTAAAGTGTTACTTTAGTGAGTTTGTAAATACCCAAAAAATGTTGTTAGGTATCTCAACC